AATTATAATAGATTGAAGAATCTATTTCTACGTAAAGAATATTTAAATCACTGATTTCAACATTAACACCAGCAACAGAATACTGCTTTAGTTTATTCTTAATTTGTTCTTTATTAAAATCAGAAACAAATGTCCCATTTTTTGGTTTTATACTAATTAAAACCTTACCAAATTGAGGAGGATTTAATTCTTCTCCTCCTACAACAGAAACTGATTCTGCTTCAGGATAAATTTTTGACTTTATGATAGTTTCATAATCCCTTGTGGTTACTGCCCTATACTGCGAGGAATAGAGTCTTGGGGCATAGTTTTTGATTGAGTCAATAGACTCTATATCAGACCCACTCTGAGATGATTGTAAGGTGCTTACTGATATGTTATTTGTAACGACGATTCTATCTCTTTCATCTCTAAATGTGCCAGCAAAAGAAAATGAATTCACATCATTACCCTCTGTTCCTGAAGTAATGATATAGGTAACAGTTATAATTGAATTATTATCTAATTTTTTGCCAAATATTCCATCTCCGAAGAGAATTTCATACTTCTCATCCTTGACTTCTTGAATTAAAAAGATCTCAGAGTCCTTATTTACCTGAAAAATATTGTCTACTAATTTAAATTGCCTGCCTATTCCGGTATCGCCAACACCTTTTACATAAACTCTAATTGTTGAGGTGTCTATAAATGAATTATCTAATATAAATCTTTGATCTAATGATCCATCAACGGTAAATTGTTTTCTTAAGAAAGTTCCTTCTGTAATCTTAAGATTATTAAATTGTGCTATATTGTTCTGTACAGTTGCTGTTACATCTTCTGGGATAGAAAATACATAAGATGTCCCTGCAACAGATCCAGTACAGACTAGTCCTGCTTGTAAAGTAAGAGTTTTTGTAGTAACACTTACTTGTGGAGAAAATGAAACGATCGCAGTTGCTGCAGTTCTTGACTTTGGAACATATCCAATATTTCTAGCCAAAGATACAACATTTTCTCTGACAGTTGCCGAATCCAAAAAGGATTCGTTTACAATCATATTCGCATTAAATGCCGTTATATACGTATTATACGCTAAGGTATCAATTAAAATAGAAAAGTTTGATCCTTCAAAATCAAAATCAGTGAAATTTGAATTTGCACGAAGATAATCTTTAATAGATGTCTTTATCTGATCAAAATCTAAATTAGAAAACTTGGTGAAAGGCATTTTATCTCGTTGCCTCTAGTATGAATGTAAACTGTTGTGTTGGTATTTCTTGTCCAATAATATCAAATGTAATAGTCACTTCAAATTCATTTAAATCTGGTTTTGGATCTACTTGGACAACGACATTATTTACTCTTGGTTCATAGTTAGAAATAACCTCAGCAATTTGATCTCTAATTACTGAGGCAGTTCCATAATCTACAAAATCAAATAAAACTTTTCTTACATTAGACCCTAATGTAGAATTAAAAAATCTTTCAGTGGGTATTGTTTCAACTAAATTACGAATTGATCGAATAATAGATCTTTCATTGGTAAGGATTGGTAGGTCTTTTGACACTGGATGTGGTGTAAAAGACAAACTAATGTCTTTGAAAGATCTAGATATTCGAGTAATTGCCATTTTAAAGCAAATTTTCTTTACTTATTTATGTTTATTTCCATGAAGATCCATAACTTGGTTCAGTTCCATACTCCCAATCGTCATAATCTTCATCATTTCTAATTTTTTCGTGCAATTCAACCTGCTTTTTTAGATCATGTTTAGGTGCAGTATCATATAAAACTTCTTGAATCACTCTTTTTGTGGGATATTCAGTATAGTCCGTGACTAATTTTGTTGTTCCCCACGTTTCTTTCATGTAATTTGAGTCTCTATCTACTGGTAAATTAGACATTTTAGCTCCTGTTTTAATGAATAAAACAGAACTTTTATGAAGGAGGTTGCTATCTCCTTATTTCTATTTAACGATCTAATTCACGCAGTTTATAATTGTCAGAATTTAGGTATTTTAGAATCTCTATTGCGATTATTTTTGGATTTCCTTCCCCACAAGTGTATACATCTATCGCCAAACAACCATTTTCTGGCCAGGTATGGCATGAAACATGACTTTCCGATAGTGCAATAACGATTGTACACCCCTGTGGATCGAATTTATGACTAAAAACGTTCAAAATTGTCATTTTGGCACGTTCAATCCCCCTAATCATGACGTTCTGTAGAGATTCTACGTCATTAATTAGATTAAAATCAACATTATAAACCTCCAGAAGAAGGTGTTTGCCCATCGAAAACTGCTCCAATTTTATTTTTGCAAAAAATTTATTTATTGTATGTAAAAACCCTTACGAAGATAGTCTTTATCTTCTATAAATGTCATATTTTCGACCTTTTCATCATCCCAGACAGGTATTGCCACTGAATTATTGTATCTAAAGTCAGGATTTTGTCTGAAATGAACTTCAATAAGGTTTCCATTAATAAATTCACAGTTAATGTACTCATATTCCCCCTTTAAATCGTGTAAAATTTCAGGAAATTCTACATTTTTTTCAATTTTTTCCCATTTTTTCCATTTGTAATAGGGATCATCTACATTTCGGGTTCCTCTTACGACTAATTCTGGAGTTTTTTCTCTAAAATCAACACTTAGGTGCTCTCCTTCAAAAATCTCACACCAAAATTCAGAAGGATGCATGTGATCTGTATATTTTTCTATCCATTCTTTACGAGAGAAACGACCCATGCCAAGCAGATTAAATGATGGACGGACAATATAAAAGTCGGGTTTGGGAACTGTAGTGCCAACAGGACCACAAGTATAACCCAAAACCCGACTTAAAAATAGTTTATTATAAACCCAGAGGTCTGATGGATGTATATTTAACCACTCATCATTACCCTCTAGGTGATACATTACCCTTTACCCTGTCCCCTGTACTTTTTACGAGCTTTATTACGAGAAGTAGCGGAATACTTAGTGTTACTTCCAGCACCTTGAAGAGTGCTCTTAGGACGCCCAGGAACATAAGACCCAGTTCGCTTTGATCCAGTTGATGATTTTGCCATAGTGTTTAGTCTCCAATAATTTCAGTTTCAAGATCTTCAGGTTTTGGAGAACCTGTCTTATAAAATTCTATAGACAGATCCTCCATAACATTGAAATATTCCTCCTCTGTAAGATTTGAATAAATTTTTCTTCCCCTACAGAGGATGTTGTAAGTTTCTTTCGACATTTACTCAGATGATTCTTGATTTTTCGTGACCAACTCTAATACGAGGGTCACACCAAATTTCAAATCCTGCTTCTTTTGCATCTAGACAGAATGATACATCTTCTCCACACATATCTTGAACTGCACCAGATTCAAAAACTTGCATCTTTGGAGCAAACCAAGGATATTTCATTTCAGGATGTTCAAAAACTCCATGCTTGATGAGAACCCAACCAAACCCAGTGTAGTCTACTGTAAATGGTTTCCGACGCTTTGAGATACTTTCAACGGTTTCGTGATTCATAACACCACCATTGCCACGGAAATCCTCTTCGTCCAACCAATGTGCAACTGAGGTCGTGTGACCATCTTCAGTAGCGTACCAACCAGCAGCGATATCTTTATCCATCAGAACCAGTTGCCAGAATTTTTCTGTGTTGAAGACAATATCACTATCAATCCAAAGTTGCCAATCGTATTGTAGTCTTCCATCCCAGGGAATTTGATCAGGTCCACGCAGGACATTCGCACCTAAACATTTGCATCTTGCAAAATTTACCATTGACGAATAATCTTGCGAAATCTGAATACTCGCCCCTGACTGGACAAGATCAAAGCAAAGTTGGACGAAGTTCTTCAGATAAAGGTATGAAACTCCCCTTCCAGGAAGACAGAAAACAATTGATTTTCCCTTTACCATTTCTCTTGCAGCATCATAGTCCCACTCTTGGGTTTTTTCCACTGCAGGTGTTTTTGTTTTAACAGTAAATCCTTTAGCCATAATTGTTTGTAATTACTTCAGTATCATACTCTATTATCTATGCCAAGTCAAGTCAGTCAATTTCTTTTTCTGTCAAGATTAGATCGGATCCTTCGACATTAATTTCAATCTCAGTATCTTCATACCATGAGAGTTCATTGACCGCCCACTCTGGGATTACGAGATAATACTCACCAGAAATTGGATCGACTTGTAGTGGTTGAAAATTTTCTCCGGATTTTTTTTTCATCTCTGTGTATTATTTTTGATTTTTCAAATTATATAGTTTTTTTCCTTTTTGATCAAGGTCTACCGGCCGGAATTTTTTGAGTCGAGTGATATTTAGAGGTCGATCTGGGTCAGTTATAGATTACGGGGACCCATTGATTTTTATATCGCATCTTCGGGCACCGCCACCCCCCATAGGGTAACTGTCAAACACGAACGCACATAGGGTCGCTAAATGTATCAAACTGTCGCCCACTAACTTACAAATAGGGGGACAGAATGACTGCCCCCCACTAATACTAACTGACTGCCATCTGATCTTCAACGAATGCCATAAGTTCGCCCACGTCGATGTGGCAATCAATCCAACTTAGTTCGCTCCCATACTCTAATAGGAACGCATCTGTAACGCCACAATAGGTAGCGAATCGCAGTGCCTCAGTGTAACTAACTGCCAGGGGGTAGGACATGATTTAGTGGGGTGAGGTTTGAGTAATTTAGGGGGAGGGATTAACCTCCCCAAGTTCTAATTACCAGTGCCAGGATTGATAAACTTTAGTGTCCTCTTTACCGCCGCAGATATTAGTTACGCTGAGGTGAGCGTTAGCGTTACCCTTAAGATCCGCCCATAAGTTACGTGCATCCTCTACACTCAAACTATCATCAGCGAGCAGACATTTGCCCCACATTTTATCATCAGTCAGGATAGTTTGACGGTGGGAAGCGTAATCAAACTCCCCATCCCGTTTGAACACTTCTAGGGAGATTTTAACGGTTCCGTCTACTCTCACCTGCTGCGATAGTTTGCCACTACCTTTACAAGCGAAGCAAACGCCGCCGCTGATGTGAGAATAATGGGGTAAGATACCTTTACCATTGCAACGGTCGCATTCATGAACCAAGGTTTCAAACGTGGCAGGCATGATCTTAGTGGGGTGTGGTTTGAGTAATTTAGGGGGAGGGATTAACCTCCCCAAGTATTATCAGAGGCGATAACCGCTCAATGGTTCGCTTTCACCTTCGGGCGGTTCAGCATTCCAATGGGAGTACTCGACACCCCGTGCAACCATGCTGTAGAGCACTTCCTGGCACTCCGACAGCGGACCCCGCCACATAACCTCTCCGCCATCCTCTCCGCCCCAGATGGTGGCGGTAGGTTGGGCGGAGGTCGGGAAGGGATCGGGCAGGCAGAATCGGCGGATCATGGGTCTCAGGGTGTGGTGCGGGAACCTCCGTCCCGCTTGCAGACATCCTACCCCATCGGGGGCGGACCCGCGACCCGCCCCGTCACATTTGTTAATTTATAATTTATCCGCGTAATCCTAAGTGCTTGGCAACAACGTAGGGCATCAGTGTAACCTCTACGCCATAATCGTAATCCTCCGATTCTGCAGGGAAGAATGTTACATACCATCCGCCGGTTCCAGTTATCGTAGGCACCTCACCTTTGAGTTCACATTCCACAGCGTAATTATAAGCGATTGTTCTAATGTAATTTGCTTTAGATTCTGCGTTAGGTGAACCCAAGCGGTTAATTTGCATCAGCACGTTAGTGCAATCCTCCAATCCAGAGTACTCCCAACGGATGCGGATTTGCTTGGAGAGAGTAGCAGACATGGCAGAAAAGTGGGGTGAGGTTTGAGTAAAGTAAGGGGAGGGATTAACCTCCCCCAGTGTAGATCAGTGGAAGAAATCGTAGGGGGTGTCCTCTGTAGGATCCCAACTATCAGCGATCGACTCTAACGTAGGTTCGGGATCCTGACCCATGTTATAGGCATCAATCAAACAATCCAGATAGAAATCCTCAGCGTCCATAATAGGCAGAAAATTATACTTATCGAATCGCAGATCTTCTACGCGATTCCACCAATCGCAGAATCCTGCATCATCGAAGCAGTTGGCGGTGGTCAGGTTTGCGGTTTGCATGTCGGTGTCAGTGGTGATCGACAAGGGAAGAATAACCCCAGCACCAGCACCAGCACAACCGGGTGTTGTGACACTATCCCAACTGGCACAAGGGGGAGTTTGTATAAAGAATAAACCAAGGATTGCAGAGTATAAAGAATAAAACAAGGATTGTAGAGTATAAAGAATAACTGCCCTTTGAGGATTGAATGTGATTAGAATAACCACACCACTGACCATAAAGAATCACATTCAATCCTGAAAAGGTAGTGTAAAGAATAGAGAACTACTTTAGATTCATTCTCTATTCTTTATACCTTCTAATCCTAATTCATTCTTTATACTAACCTTGCAGAAACTCCACAAGATTTATAAAAATTAACCATTCTTTCTGCTTCTTCTTTAGTTGTAAAGGATTGTGTTCTCCATTCACAATCATTATAAGGAGTCTGATAAGTTATAGTGAAACCGATTGAATTAATTTGTTGATTGTTGTTCATGATTGAATAATGATGGTGATGTGTATAATCTAGTCGAGATGTGTATGTGTGTGTCTCGACTAGATTATTGTGTGCATTCTCGTCGAGATTAATGTGTGCATTCTCGTCGAGATTCAATAGTGATGCCGACTCATTACACTGTTAGGATCATTGTACCAATCCTCCTCCTCATAAGTTGTAACTTTAGGAGTCATCCGAATAATAAGATCATCGGAGAGTGTGCAAACACCAGTTGTAACTAACTGGAGAATCTCATCAGGTGTCAGAAAGGTTTCCATTGTGGTGTGGTGTGAACTTGAATCAGTATAAGGTGGGGAGGTGGGGGGTTGGTGCCCCCCGTGTGCAACTTAATCGACTGTCACAATACAGCGGAACCGTTGCATCTCATCAGCGTAGGAGTCAAGATCTTCGCTTGAAGTATCCTCCCAAGCGATCCATTCATTATCACCCTTGTGAAGATCAATGCACACCAGATCAGGTGCATTCTTTGCAACCTGATTGACGCTGGCGAAAAAATCTGCGTAGACTGCATCCCGTTGGGCGTAGATTTCAGGTTCGGGATCCAGTGCGGTGATCCAGCGGATGGTGTCCAGGAAAGCGGTGAGATCCATCGGGGTGTGGTGTGGTGGACTGAGAAAATTGTAGCAGATCAGAGGGAACCTTGGCGACCCATTGCTGCCCATTCGTGAGCAGGTTTGGCAACCCCATTGCGGACCCATACCAGTTGGCGGGTCTTAAGGTCGGAAGCGGGTGAGAGAGTCATTGCGGTTCAGTGGTGGGGGGAGGTTGTTCCTCCCCCGTATTGTAGCAGATCAGGCGAACAGAGCAGCGATCCGGTCACGCTTGCGGATCTGATCGGGGATGATGAACCACAGATCCCGCTTGCCATTGTCGGAGCGGGTAGCGTCCAGGATGCCCCACTTCTCAAGATCGACCAGCACGGCGTGAATGGTGCCCTTGTGGCGGCGTGGATCCATCCCCATCAGGCGAACCAGGTCGGAGCAGGTCTGCGGACCCTTGCTGATCAGGATGCTGCGGACGGCGACGCGGGTGAGCAGGTGGAAGTTCATCGGTGTGGTGTGGTGAACTGAGAGAATCATACAGACCACTGTGGCAGGTTCTGATCCAGGTTGTGCCAGTGGTCAGACTGTCCACCGATGCGGGTTTTGCGGGCGTGCTGGTGCCTATAATACGGGGACAATCGAAGGAGGTGCGGGGTAGCACTGTAGACGACAACGATCGACACCGACCCTGCCTTGAAATAATGGCGGAAAAAATACAAAGAAAGGGGGCGGATTGTGCCCCCTGTTTTATACTTTAGGATCACATGTCGATCTCTTCAATGTCACCATGTCGGAGGCATTTGTTAAACAGAGTGCCCCAACTTGTCGCTGCTTTGGATTCTTCATCGCTGAGCAGATCATACCAACGTTGGCACTCTCCCTCATCCTCCCAAGCATAGCGGTAGGTTTTGCCGCTGCTCTTAAAGGTTACAAGCAGATCATAGGCATCGGTGCCATTATCTGCGGGGATGATCTCCAGGTGGGAGATGGCGACGGATTGAACGTCGGTGCTGATCGAAAGGTCGGTGGTGGTGAGCATTGCTCCTCCGTTGTTGACTCTTACAGTATAGGGGATGGATGGGGGGTGCTGAGACCCCCCTGTGCCAGTTCTCAGGGTGTCACAATGGCGTTAACTTTATTCTTTGATGCCCCGTGAGCAGGAAACGCTATCACAAACTCACGGTCTGCTACTTGACACAAACCACAAGTGGCACAAGTTACCTTGCCAGGATGCAATGCTGCAGGGCAGGTAATCACCTTCCGCCCGTTGGTTGTTGTGAAGAATCGACGCTTTTCTTCACTGTTAACAACCGCAACGGCGGGAATCTTATACTCAGTCATCACACGGTCAGCATCATCAACCGACTCACATGATGCATTGACGGTAAATCCCATTCCGTTTGCATTCTGTAGAGCGATCACGTTATGATCGTTCAGAATGTGGTGAGAATAGGTGAAACCTTTCTTACCTTTGTTTGCATCAATCAGGCGACGCAGTTTAAGGTAATCAATGTTACCATCATTGTGCGGCAGATCACCAGCGGTATTGTGCCGCCAAAGTGCATCCTTGGGGACGATTCGGCGGATCTGTGATACGAATTCATCCCAATTTACGCCCGTTTCATTACGGTTCAGGCGATCCCATTGCATACGCTCACGCCCAAGAGTAGCGTAGCATCCTGCATTGTAGAACGGGCAGGTTGTAGGGCAGGATACCCGCTCCGTGCGTGTGGTGGTGATCGGACCAGTTTTAGCGTTACCTGAGACCTTGGTGATGGTGACGTTCATGGCGTGGTGTGGTGCCGTTGACTCCTACAGTATAGGGGTTGGGGGCAGCGGTTGCCACCCCCACAGTGGACACTTAACGGATTGTCACGCTGCCCAGAGGTTTTCTTCAATCAGGCGATCAATCAGTGCCTTAGAGAGTGAACCACAGTGCTCACAATGAGTTTCAATCTTCACCTTCTCATGCAGGTAGTTGTAGACAGTCACAGACTGATAGTGACCGAAGTGCCAGCGATAAACTGCACTTAGAGTCTGCAGATACTTGCGGAAGACCACATAATCATCGTAAGAAGTGTGAGACTTCACCCAGTGATAGATGCCGATAAAGTGGCGGAAGTCGGGAGTTGTGCGGAAATAACCTTTATTCGCAGCACGACTATACTTAAGGGCATCCATGATGCGATCTGCGTAATCCTTGCGGAAATACTTTTCAGTTACTTCCAGGCAGACTTCATCAAGTTTGCGAATACCTTCCTCATTCAGTTGCAGAGGAAGAATAGGATTAAAGAACGGGGCGGAGTTGTTGTTAGCGGTGCCGTTGTTGGTGGTGTTGAAGAAAGGCATGGTTCGGTTCGGTGTGGGTTGTCGGGGTGGTGTGCCGCCGATGGGTGAATGATGCCCCGGCAGAACCGAGCACCACAACCGACCTTGTGACACTACCCGTATTGTCACATCAGGCAAACGGACACTACTAATAGATGGGGTGAGACACAATGACATAACAGTAGCGTTATCATTAAGACAATAAAAAGGATCGGGCACCACCCCGATCCTTAGAACCCACATCACCTATACCATGCTAGGATTATCTGTTCTCTTACTCGCTGGGTAACTTTACTGAACAGTTGGAGGCAAACCCCTTCCTCCCTTGTGTTAGAATTGTATCATCCAGTCTGGGTCATTGTCAAGTGCTGCCCAGAAGAAGTTTTTGCGATTCTGAGATGCAATGAACAGTTTGCCGCCCTTGTGTTGTTCAACAATACATTCGGGGTTGCTGTCCATGAGATTGGCAAAGCGATTCTTTGCCTTCTTTGAGATTGGAGTGACGATTGCGGTTTGCATGATGAATCTCGATCTCGATGTGTGTAATCTAGATCATTATGTGGGTCTCGTCGAGATTGATGTGCCACTAGATGATGTGACACATCTCGTCGAGTTTCAGAACTGGATCTCGTCTAGGGTTGGAACATTATCTTGACTAGATTCACTAGAGTCCATCCCATTACACAGTGCATCAAGAATCGAAAGGATGCTATTCCCATCAGTGCCTAGACGAAGTTGAGCGATCAGAAGTTCTTTAGTCATTGTAGTTTCAGTAATCAGGGGTTTCAGTAATTTTTACACCAAAGGATTCTAGAACTTCATCATCATAATACTCACGAATCTCATTGATGAGTTCTTCTTCAGAATACTCGTTGTAGTTTGCAACGAGAGTGTCAAATACGAACTGTTCCATTGTCTTGTAATCCATGCCGTCCATTACGAACTCGGCATACTTCTCAACAAGAGTCGAGAAGTCATCAGTCCAGGTTTTTGCGTTGTTAGTCATTTGTTCAGTGCAGAATAACCAATCAGTTCGTTCTCGATACAATCAAACACCGTAGTGTAGATGTAATCGGTTTCTTCAATGCTGGAAAGAACTTTCTCAGCAAGCACACGATCTACGGGGTCGGGGTTGTTATCCTCATCCATCGTGAATACGTCTTCATTAGTGAACACGAATGCAGCGACGGGAGCATCTTCACCCTGCTCATCAATCAGTTGGTTGATTGAATCACGAAGTTGTGCAAGTGTGCGGTACATCAATCGTTGGTGGGATGATTAACGATTTGGTCTTCAATTTGGTTGGCAAGATCTTCCAACCATTCACAATCTTCGTCGTCTTCGTATTGTGCATTCTCACGCACAAATCGCATGAGAAACTCAATCTGCTCATCAGTGAAGTGATACTCTTTGAGTTCAGACATCAGAATACCAGATAGGGTGTGCCTTCGGAAATGAGACCAGGAATACTGCAATGTGCAGAGCGAAGTCCAGTAACCTCATTATCCAGTAGAAGATCCTCCTCAAAGTTGTAGAGAATGATCTCACGATCCAGTTGTTCTTCAGTCAGATTCTGAATCTGGGAGAGAAGATCACGGTAAGTCATCAGTCATTCTCCTCAAAGAGTGAGCGAATCTTATTCAATGCAGTGTAGTAATCTTCCAGATAAGGGTTGTCTTCATCTTCATACTGACGATTACTGTCCAGAAGATCATGAATCAGATCCCATTCGGAATCTGTAAAGAACTCTTTGATGGGGTGTGTGGTGGTGTTCATCAGAAGTCCCAGTCAGAGTTCAGAAAAGCATCGAAGGATTCTTCTTCAGCAGGGAACTCATCATCAAGATCCCGCATCTCAGGGAGATCCCAGATCTCACCAGGAGCATCAGCGATTTCAATCCAGAGGGTGTCTTCCATGAGTGGTGATGTAGTTGGTTGACTCTTGAATTATAGGGGCACTGGAGGCGATCCTGGTGCCCCTTGTGACAGTTCAAGAATTGGTCTTACGTGCTTTCATAATGATATTGTCCATAACACACATTGAAATATCAGTCACCAGATCAACATCCTGACATTGAAGGTTCATTGATACACACTCAGGAATAATTTCCATGAGAAGTTCAGTGTAGCGTTCATCTAAAAAGATGTCGTTGATGACATCTTCAGTAATAGCGATTGCCAGTTTCTTAATCGTGTGATCAGAGAATGCCATGGTACTTGACAGAATGAAGAAATGACAGTAGACTAGGTTTGTCCCCGATGAAGATGAGAATCTAAGTTACTTTAAGACTCTTATACCGCTAGTGCTCCTGAAGGAATTTCAACTTGCTTCTTACAGGAAGGATGTGTACTGCTGTGCATGTCATAACACACCCACTCACCCTCAGTGAACAGGTAAGCATACTCTTCACCTTCTGATAGATACTCTTCTACCGAATCATCATGACATGGAGGACAATCTTCACCACGATAAGAATAGTAATTGGGACCATAGTTTTGCCTATGACGATCTAACAAATCATTAGACCAACGTTCATTAGTCCAAGCACAAGACATATCACCTCCATCAATCAGTTCTGCTGCCTGATCATAGGAGTTGTAATGAGTCTTCAGGATACGACCCAACCAGGAAGGATAACCATCCCAGTGATGATACGCAGAGAGCACAGAACCATCAGAGAGTTCAATGCCGATTCGTGATCTGGTTGCCATTGGTGTGGGGTGAACAACGATGTCAATGTAGGGCATGAAGTGGGTGAAGGAACTCCCTCTTGTGCCAGTTAGATGACTGTCACTTCAACTTCCTTAAGATTCAATCCTGAAAGTTGTTCATAAACACGCCTGCAGACTACATCAGTGGCATTCTTTGCTCTTGACTTTTCATACCAAATTGTAGTGCAACCATCATTTGTCTGCACTTTGATGCGAACGTTCTTCATGGTGTGGTGGTGAACTGCGAATATTATAAACATCAAAAGCGGCACTTGGATTCGATCCTTGTGCCGCTTTTTTTATTGTCACAGTATACTTGACTACCGTGAGTTCTTATGCTAGTATAAGTCTGAATAGTCTTTGACTTTAGCGGTTACTGATTCATTACCTTCTAGGTCTAGAAGTTCATGCCAATTGATATGTTCCAAGTCTAAATCATCATAACACTCAATGTCTAGTGTGACTTGTACTAGGCGTTTTTGTGCGATCATAAGAACTCGTGGTAGTGTGGTCTAGATTCTATCATGCGTAGTGACGAAATGCAAGATCTTGATAGTCTTGCGAGTCTCGTGCATAATCCTCGTCGAGATCTGATGCATAATGCCCATCCTCGTCGAGATTATAATCGTTGCTGTAAGAATAGTCGAGATCGTAATCGTCGTACATAACTCGTCGAGATTCTGTAAGTGACTTGATTATTGTACCATAAAACTCGACGAGATGCAAGTGTTCTCACAGGTCTCGTCGAGATTCACATGATTCTATATATGCGTCTCGTCTAGATTTTGTGTGGGTCTCATGATATAACGGTAGTATTATATAATTATGTGTGGGTCTGTGAACTTTTATGTGGGGGGTCTTGACTTTTTTGCGATCTCGTGGTACAGTGCAGACTAAACTCACAAGTCTCAGAGGGGTTTATAAAGACTCAGACACATTTATAAGAGTATTTACAGGGTTATAAGAGTATTTACAAGAAGTAAAGAGATCTATAACAACATATAACAATATCATTATATAATCGTTATAAAACACAAACATATATTTTTTAATATATTTTTTAATATAAAAAATGTCTAGAATTACAAAAAGACCACAAAACATGTGCTATAACTGTTGGTACACATGGTATCCAAGAGGTAAGAACATTAGTAACGTCTGTCCTAATTGTGGAAGTCGTAACGTTGGATTTGATTGGAGTGGTATACTATTATTCCTATTCCTATTGTTTATTCTTGCTATTCTTCTTAACTGACATGATCTCTGGTTTTGGTTTCCATTCATGAAGACCATGACATTCAACACCTCTGCGTATCATCTTCATCATTGCTTCTTGTGCAGATTGTAATGAGAAATAGACTGCACGTTTTTTGGATTCCATATACGTATACTCCACATAATGAAAACCAGTCTTCAGTGGATCAGAGATGAATTGTTTCATTTGATCTTTTTGATAAAGGAGTGAAGATTGTTCGCTAGAAATACATCTAAGTTTCTGATTCTTTTACTTACTCTACCTACAATCGCAAACATAAGAGTGAGTGGTAGAATAGGAAGATGAACTGCAAGACCAATGATTCTTTGCTTTTTAGTCAGTTTCATCGATCTTTAGGAAAAGTAGATTTCGGTCATTTGTTGATCATACTCTTGTGCAAGTTGAATCACATGAGTATGAATCGCAGGATCATCAATGTAGTGTGAAGTGTTCTCAAGACTGGTAATCAGACGAGAACAGAGTTTCATCATTTCTTGAACTTTTTGATCTTGTGTCATTTGAGAGTGAGAGTTTGATTCTTAACTTTACAGAGTTGAATTAAATTATCACTGTTCAGTGCAACTTCCATCAATGAATAGTTTGTATTGCATTCTTGATTGATTGTCTTTTGAAGCGTAACTGCCTGATAAACTCCTGAAACTGGAATTGCAATGAATATCGCAACAATTAGAAGAGGAAGTACGGTGAAGATAGCATCAAGTGGGTGTTTCATTTTGTGTTTCGGGATAAAGGATGAATTACTTTAGTTTCTTCAATAGTTGTTCACGATAAGCATTATAACCCGTATTGTACCCTTTATAATACCGATCACCACCCTCAATTTCATTTAATTCTTTGGGCAACCATGATTCAATCTTTCGAATGAGTTTATCAACCGTTGGGCAAATTGGATCATCAACCCATTCTTTTACAATGTCATAAAGAGTTTCTGGTTTGTTTTCTTTAATTGGGGTCAGTTGGTATTTGATACCATCAATTTCGATGATTTTCATTTGTTTTCAGAGTTTAGAATGTCTATCATTTGTTGGTGATAGTGGTCTGCCTCACGAACTACATTTGCTGCTTCTGATACATCTTCAATCTCATACTTTGTCATCTCCAGAGAGTGAATCACATTAGAGAGAAGATCAGTCAGTGCTTGAACTTTATCTGCGTCAGTCATTGCTCAATCTCATTCAGAAGTTCAGTAAAGGCATCAATTGCTGCTTGATTGCAATGATCTTTTTTAAGACCTTGTATATAATACTCA